TACCACTATATCTACAAACTTAGACAAAACAGGTATTGGTTTCCAGTCTAAATTAAGGTAAGATAAGTCACCGTTGTTTGATAATTCATCTTTATATTTCTGTATAGGTTGTTCGCCTCTAGCGTATAATCTTAGTCTATTAAAATTCTGGAAGTTATAAGAAAACCTATTCTGTCCACTGTTATTTCTAAACCACTCTTGTTCAATAGCGTTTCCAACAGCTAAACCATATTCAAATGATTTCTTTTCTTCTTCAGGTACCACCTGATCTGGAAAGATGCTATTATTATTAGTATAGACCATTTATTTATATTATTTTTGAATTCACTCCTGTGTTATTGTATTTTCTAAAACCTAAAGAAACTTTTGATATTGTTTTTTTTGCTACTGGTGAGTATCTATGTTTGTTACAAGCCATTATAGCTAGTCCAGAACTTATAGAAGCATCATGCTTTGTTCTATTGTTAATATTAAATTTAGCCCAATCCTCTAATGTTCTTTGAAAATAAGTGTTGCCATAACCTTCATTTAGTAAACCTACATGGTTTTCTATATAATCCTCTATAGCAGCTGCGTGAGCTTGTTTTATGTCTTCGCTAGAATTAGGTATTCCACCTATTTCTCTTTCAGTTGTAGACAGTTTATTCATTGTTCTATCAGGTCTATTCATAGAATATCCTCTGTAACCTCTTCTTTTTATATAATATAATAGTCTTGGTTTATTGTTCTCTGCTAATATAGGCATTCCATAAAAAACCAAAGCCATAAGAACATCTTCAAAGAATATGTCAGCGGTTTGTGGTCTTGATATGTATTCTAAGAAAAATAAATTAGGCGGCACGTCCTCCATAGAGAACTTAGTTAATCCGTGTAAAGATCCTTTAGATCCTTTACCGTCTACTGTACCAGATATATCATAACTATCACATCCAAAAGCTCCGCAATGCTCGTTACCTGGATATTTAGTATTATTTTTTATATTGTATCTATTTTGAAGAGCAATAGGAGGTACCCAACTTACTAGAAATCTGCCGTTTTTATTAGGAACAAATATTACTCTAGTATCTTTAATCCCACCTTCCCATTGAAAATTACCCTGCGTAACAACATTAGTGTTGCGTAAGTCTTCATTATAATCTATCTGCTCGTATATTTTAGTTAAATTAAACAAAGATTCTTTAGCCTCATCTCTAAAAGCATGTTTCTCTGTTCTTGGAAACTGTCTGTAGTATTCATTTAAACCGTCTTGATCGTCTTTTAATCCTTCAACTTCATTTTCCCAATGCGATATTACACCAATATCGATTTCTTCTCCGTCAATTCCTTTAACTGGTTTTTTCGGAGTGTCGAATACAGGTAGTCCATAAGAATCAATGTATCCTTCGTAGTTCCACTCCATAGGTACAAACAGACTATATAATCCTGAGCTAGTCTGACCATTGCGGTTTCTTTTGTTGACATCCGAAGCTTCGTATAGCTTTTTAAAGTTTTCTCCACCTTTATCTAATGCATTTGAAGTAGAACCCATCATACATTTACCGACGATTCTTCTACCTAATCTTAACGTTGTCTTCGTGACCCTCCAGTTGTTGAGGATGTTGTCCGGTCTCTCCCACTTACCCGATTCATCGTGGACGAGGAGCTTAAGTTTCTCTCCGTCGTACGAGTTGTCTCCTGTGTTCTTCCAGTCGATCGTCGTGTCAAGGCCGGCTTGTATGTCCTCTGAAGTCTCCTTGATTGAGTTTCTAGTGAGACGTTTGGACGGTACCTTATATGATAATTCTGTTTTGGGACGTTCCATCCCGTCTTGTATCGGTTTGAAAAAGAATGGGTAGTTAATCGATATGGGTACAACCTTATCCGTGAACATTTTCTTAGCATCAGCTCCCGACTTAGAGAGTATTCCAAACCTAGAATCTCTTGATATTGTAGCCTGGTTAACCGTGTCGGATGAAGCCATGAAACTGAACCCGGACCGTCTGTTCTTAAGATAACACATTCCGTAGCATCTACTATCCGACTTGCAAGCTTCCCAGAATATGTAGAATAATCTGTTTGATTCGCGAAAGTCTGCGTGCCCCACATCAATTTTGGTCCACTGCAGGTACATGTAGTGAGAACCAGTGATATAAGTAGGAATACCTTTGTTGTAATACCAATAACCTTCTTCACGCCTAACAAACTCTTTGTTAATATAGTCATAATATTTTTCTTTAAACGCTATAGGTCTTTCGTTCCAGTCGTATACCGTTTTTATTTTATTTAATTCGGATGGATAATCTAAAACTTGCCATCTTTGATTTTCAATTTTATTGGAACTTTTATATACGTCTTTAGCTAATGGTAATGCTATTAATAAGTTCTGTATGTTATATATTTCACCTATTTGTCCTGTTTTACTTATAACAACAACATCATGCTCTTTATTATATCCGTACTCCCATTTCTTAAGCCTATTTAATCTTTTTATTATTTTAGGCTTTATATGGTCTTCTACTACGTGGTATAGACTTTGCTCGTACATTACTTGGATCTACCTTCAGCAAAACCTTTAAAAGCTTGTTCTTTCTTTTGTGTAGGTTTTTCGTTAATTATATTCTCTTCTTCTTCTATTCTAGATAATATCTCAAAAGCATCAAATATAGCAAGTTTTTTAGTAGCGGCAGCATTTTTAAGTCTATCAGCTGAGATGTCATCTTCTGAGTCTACGATCTTTTCTTTAGCTACCTTTATTAATTCTTCAACTGCTATTTGCCCAGCTTGGATTATATTCAGTTTCGTTTCCTTTATCTTCATATTTAATTAAAATATCATTTGATTCCATACAGTATAAAACTTGTCCGTCGATTAAAAACTCAAATTCTCTATTTGCTTTAAAGCCTACAACGTCACCTACTGTCATTTTAAGAGCTTCTAAGGAGTTATTACTAAACTTTACTATCCCAACACATTTCTTTAGTTTATCTAACGTAGTGTCGTCTTTATTTATTATTGGTTTTATAAAACAATAATCTCCTAAAGTTTCCCAAGCATCATCAACTTTCTTCATATAAAGTTGATCTATTGAAGCAAAATACAAATCGTCTTTGAAGTATTTACTACTATTCACAGATTTACCTTTCTGATTGTAATATCTTCTAAATATATTATGATGTACTATTACTTTGTCACCTTTTTTTAAACCTGTTTTAAAAGCTAAAGGAACAGCAACTATTTCTGCTTCTCTATTAACAAACTTATGGCTGGAGATACTAGAGTTGATGGTTAGTTTTTTATTACCAACCTTCAACTCATTGTTATATCTTTCGCCTATCGGTTTTATTATGAACTGATAAACACTATTCATTAATATTCTAAATCGTATTCAACAGATATTGCCATGTTTTTATTAAACTTTTTCCAAGGCAAAACTTCATTTTCTTTTTTTATATGAATATTGTAAGACTGTTCTTTAGTTTCAAATATTATATCACATATAGTATGGCCACCATAAACTTGCTGACCTACAGCATAATGCATAGCGTCATTTTTATAGTCAGAGCCTATACTTATTTTTCTTATAATATGTTCCACATTAATCTTCTTTTTCAATAACAGTGTAGCTACCGTCCTCTATATTAATGTTTATAGCGCCATATTCTTTTTCTAGTTCTAATTTATATTTTTCAATATCATCAACTAAACCAGCATACTCATGAAGTAAACCGTGTTTTTGAGTTTCTAGAAAACCAATATTAGTAACTGTCTTACTTAGCTTTTGTTGGTGATCACGAATAGTTTCTAGTTGCTCTTCTGTAATCTTCGTTGTTTCTTCTACTTTTTTCATTTGATTTAATTTAATTATTTTACTTTATCTTTTATTTTCTCGTATGTTCTTAGTCCGCCAAGCCCGAGCATTCCTAGCAGTACTGTCATTAAATGTTCCATTTGTAATGGTGGTGGTGCATCTGTTGTTTTTGTTATCCAAATAAATAAATCACGTATAACAAAATTATAAGCTAATGCAACTCCGCATATCCATCCTATGAAAGGTCTCCAACCAGCAACGAACAAGGTTCTATGCGAGGCTTCAACCATATTTATTTTAGTTTGTAGTTCTATTAGTTTTTCAGGATCAAGTTCCTTGCCTTTAATAGCTTCCCTTATTTCCCAAGCTAAGTTACCAGCTACAGACTTTCTACCGCCTCCGCCTTTTAATAGCCCTAATAAAACTTTCCACATTATTTTTCCATGTTTTTATCTATAGCAGCTTGGCGTTTAGCTTCGTAACCGCTCATTTTACCGTCTTTATCTAAATCACCTTTCATATTTAAAGCGCTAGCTTTATCATCAACAGGCATATATTTCAATAAGTTCGAATGTTTTGACATGAATGTTCCCATAATAATTATTTTTTAGTTTTAGTGTATGCTTCTTTTTCCCAAGGAAGATTTTTAGCACCTTCTTTCATTTGTGCTCTTGAGTATTTTTTACCTTTCCAATAAACATATTTATCATCATAATTAAGATCACCTCTTTTCATTTGATCTATATGAATCATTTCGTGATCTACAACATCATCTATTTGTTTAGGATCTTTAATGTCTTTGTTTATGATTATAGTGCCATTATTGTTAGCTTTACCTAGAACACCATCTTCCATATCTACATGATATATAGGAGTATTATCACCCCCATATGGAGCACCATTCATTTTAAAAGCCATATTTATTGTTTATAAGGAAAAATATTATTTAATTTTTCTTTTCTTTGTTGACAACCGCAAGGTATATTTAAACCTTGAGATACGTTATCTACAACAGTCTTTATGCCTGTTGCTTTGGTGAATTTTTCAATGCTATCGCCTAATCCTTTAGATCCCATATTATTTTTTGTATCCACATGCTCTCATATACATACCAGATCCAGCTGTTTTAGGACCTAATCCTGAGTTTTTTGCTGGCGAACCTTCTTTCTTGCCATACATTGTAGCGGGTGAGGGTTTGTGTTGATTATAAGAACCAGCATCTCCTTTTATGTAAGCTCTGTCTTTTATTCTACTTGCTTTTTTCTCAAGTCTGTTAGCTGCTATATGCTTTTTTTGAGATCTTTTTAAATCTGCTTTTCTTTCTGCTTTACCTAATCTTCTTTCTCTTCTAGCCTCTCCTGTTGGCACATAAGAAGATCTTGATGAAGCCATTGAAGATGGTTGCGAAGAACTGCTTGGAAAGTTTTCTTTGAAAGTACCAATACCTCCAGCTGCTTTAGATATATCAACTCTACTGTCAGTTCCAATAGATGCCATAGAAGCTGTAGGTTTATTTTTACTAACTGTTTGAGTTTTATTTACATCAGAACCTATTTTATCGTGTATTGAAGGACTTATGTTTTTAGCTGGTGAATCGTGTTTGTAATCTTCGTCAGCTCTATGTAATTGTTTTTTAGCATCATAGATTAATTCACGATCGTGAATCATTTCTTCTTTTCTTGAGTGTCTTGCGTTTCCGGTGTATTGTCCGTAATGTCCTTTTTCCATAATTATTTATTGTTTAGCATTTCCATCTTTTTCTTGCTGCTTTACCTCTTTCGCTGGTCCATGATTTTGATCTAGCGCAGAAAGCTTTACGTCTTTTAGCAGCTTTGCTTCCTGGTTTAACATCTCCAGTTACAGCAGTTTTTAACTTACTACCTGGATTTTCTTTTCTGTATTTTGCAACACCAGCAGCAGTCATTCCAGCACCTTCTTCTGTTGTTCTGAAGTTTCTACCTTTACCTTTAGTAGTTTTTCTTACTTTTAAAAACGGTGATGAATCTTGTATGTATGCCATGTTATAATTATTACTTCTTTTCTTTGAGTTTTACCCACTTAGCTACTGTGTATCCGATACTTATAAGTAACAGAATAACTTTTAATGTTACTTCTATATGCGTCATGCTTATTGCTAATGTTATTGCATTGGCTGCCAGTAGTTTAATATCCCCTGTAGCCATTTTATTTTCCTTTTGCTCTTTGAGTTATAGGCGCATCGCTATAGCTACAAGGATATTTAGATACTTCCATACCTGTAATACCTGAACTACTACCGTGTCCCATTGGAAATCCTTTTTTACTTAAAGGGCCGTTCCAAACAGCGCTTTCACCTACTTGACCGTCAAGTTTAGGGTTGTTAATTATCATTTCTCTTTTATCCATGTTGCTATTTATTTAGATTTTTTATATTTAGGGTTTGTAGATATGTTTCTTTCAGCATCACCCCAACCCATTTTAAACTCTTTTCCTTTTAATGGTCTTATAGTATCTATTTTAGTTGGATTGTAATCTTCATTTTTAGAAACCATAAATTGACTTTTTTTGTCTCTTTTTATTACTCCAACGTCTTGAGTGTGAAGCTTAGGGTACGAAGTTTCCATATCGGTTTCATCCATATAGTCACCTTCTTTGTAAGACGCTCCTTTTTTTCTATGCGTATGGCCATCATAATCATCAGGATGACCCTTATCGTATAAAGGTCCTTTCATTGCTAACATAGATGCTCTTTGACCACTTCCAAACAACTGAGAAGCTACATTAGTATCTCTTCCTATTGATTGATTAATAACTGGATTTGAATCCATTTCAAGTATTCTGTCTCTACCACCTGAATAAGAACCGGTCTCGGCAACTTGATTTGGTGGTGGTGGCGCAAAAGTATCTGCGCTAGTAGCATCTATAACATCAGCGGGTTTAGCATAATTACCAGAAGCAAAATCTTCAGCAGAAACACCACCTCTAGCTGGACCTTGAGATTTAATAGCATTTACTCTTGCTTTAATATCACTCATAAAACCTCTTGTTGGATTTGCTTGAGATTTAATAGTGTTTCCTGCAGCTGCTGCAAAACTTTCTTTTGTTCTAGCAAAAAAGCCTTTAGATGATGCTCCAGGATCATGCTTAACCGGCGAACCATTCATTGTATTTGGCGAGTTTCTCCAATCGCTAAAATTAGTTTTCTTTCCTTCTTCATCTAAACTGTAGGTTCTATATTGATTAGTATTACTTGCTTTATTTTTTGCTAAAAGTTCTTTATGTTTTTTTGGATTTTTTTCTATCCATTGTTCAGCTGCTACTCGATCTTTTT